AGTGCCAGGGCGTTCAGCTGTTTTTTTACTCGATTACGAACCGTATTTAGACCCAACCAATAAGGTAATCGTTTTCCGACCTAAACAAAACAACACCCAAAGTCAACAACCACAAAGCCAATAATTCTTTTTCTCTTTCTCTTTCTAGAAAGTCTAAGCTAAGATAATCCTATTTAATATATTATTTAATTTCAACCTCGGAAAGTCAGCCAAGTATCTTGGCGATATTTTATTTAACATTTCGTTGTGCTGATACACGATACTTAGCATGAAATTTGCTATGTCTAATTCTAATAAGCCTGGAGAATAGCTTCTGTCCCCGCCATATCTCGAATAGATAGACATTGGGGATTCATTTACAAGCCCAGATATATTTTTGACAATAAATTTATGTAAATCGAATATATTATTCATGTTGCGTATTAATTCTTTATAACTTGCCTTATCCAGGGTATACGCATTATGAGATTTTAAGAAATTAATAATGTATAATCCTAACCCCGTAGTCGTATACTTTCTCTTCTTCCCCTCGTTCAAGTTGATTTCACTGCTTAGACCCATTAACGAAAGAGGGACAAGCACATAGCGGAGATCTGTCTCAACAGATAAATTATTGCAGGCGTCCCCGCACACCTCCTTCGCAAACCTTAGAATATCTTCTATTTCCGCGTTCAGCAAGGGAAGTTGAGAGTTGTAAATGTAAAGGTATTCACGCAAAGTTAATTTATTTATTGGGTTGTTTAGCTTATCAATTATTTTTAGAGATTTCAAAGCGTCTGTTAATACTAAAAAGGAGAATATTGAGGCTTCCCTGACCCTGTAATATTTATCATCAATCAACTCAGCTCCTGTAAATTCCGATATTGAATTAGCATACTTGTCAGCCTTTTCCGCAAGCTTATCAAATATCTCTGGAAAACCCCAAGCAGTCAAAGTTCTAATTTTTGCTGGTACGACAAAACCGTTTTTAGCTAATTCAATAACCTTAAGCGACGTTTTCTCAGTCTTAGTGTGTTTTGGACTCGTCATGTTTACAAGATCGGCGAAGAATTCTAGCGAGTCGTTGACCACGTTTTTATCGCCTTCTTGATGAGCAATAAAATCCATAGCCATGCTTTAATTTATGGGAAACACGATTTTAAGCTTAAACAACAGCTGTTTTAGGCGTCTCCAGCTCATCATTTCCAGTCTAACCAGTTGTGCAGAAAACTTAAATACCAGCCTTAACAATAGCTAGATACGATGAATCCACAACAAATACTACAGGAAGAAATAATAAAGATGTTAGAGAAGGACTTCAGTGAACTACAGAAACTAATTGATGAGATTGTGAAAACGAAAGATAACCCTGGTTTTGACAAAAAGAAGTTGGGGGAAGCCCATTTTGCCGTACAAAAAATCCAAATGGAACTGTACAGGTTAATTCTCACAATGTGACCTAAAAGCTAACCCGTTTTTTATTTACTTCTTCTTTCAAACGGCTGTTTTAGAGTTTTAGGCTTCTCCAGCCCTTCGTTTTCCGTCTAACTAGTTGGGTAGAAGATTTAAATACCTCGATAACGAATCATATATTGGGAGGGAATATGAAAAGACAAACAAAAGACAAAGACGAAAATAGATTGTATTTTTGTTCACTATGCGAGTTTACCGCTACAAGTTACGAAGAATTGGACGTGCATTATTCGTTAGCACATGATGATACGGATCTTTCATATGAATTGGAAGCAATTGTGAATAAGAAAACGAAAAAACAAAAAAGAAAAGACCTCAAAGGGAAAGCTATTGAGCAACTGTCACTGATGGTTAAGGGAATTAGTTATAAAAATGAGTATGTCGGATGGTGTGAAACGAGATACGAATTATATAGCGAAAAAATAGGTAACAAATACATTATTGAACTTGTGCCAGGAATTACAGTTTGTTAATTATTTATTTTATTTTTCCCTCCTAAACAGCTGTTTGAGACCTCCTTTCTTTCCTCCCCACCGCCCGCCCAACCTCGCTTTCCTAACTGGTTAGACAAAACTTAAATATCTGGGTTAGCACACATATGATTGACCAAATATGTCCTCTCCACAACCACAAGTTAAGCAAACAAATTCAAATCAAGCAAATAATAATTCATCTACTCAAACAATGTCCTGGGAGACAATATTGAAGACTTCAAGGATTGAGAGGCAACATATTGAATATGCAATATCTCATTCTGAGGATGCACCGATGTTGCCTTATGAGTTTGTTTACAGTCAAGTTGATTCGAATATGAAAATTTTTCCCCCTACATCGATCGCTATAAGCGGGGTAGGGGGAGTAATCGGAGCCATTTTAGCAATGAAGTACGCAAAAGGTAACATAAGATTCATAACGACGAAAGAAGTTATCAATGCTGATGAGAAATCCCCGTTATTTTTATCGAACTACGCCTTAGAATTACTAAAGAAAAAATACAACGCACAAGTGATTACGTTAGAACTAAACGAATTTGAGAAAATTAAGTTATTGTTAAGTCAAGGTGGGGTCTATATTTCTGGATTGCCGTACGAGATCACTATTCAATTTGCACAGTTAGCTGGTTTCGGCAGATTATGGCATTATTCGCCAATACAGAGAAAGTTCTATGTATTCTAGGTGGTGGTGACCAATGAACGATCACCAACAGTTTGAGCCAGAAGTAAAGAAATTCAAATGGTTATTGCAACAAGGGTATATAACACCTACAGAAATATCGTTTTACAGTAATTTCTACGACATTGAGATGACAAGTACTGTGAATTTTGAAGGAAAGGAAATATTAACACCACTAATAATTATAGCAAGACCCAGCAGGTTTAAAAATATCGAAAAGCAATTACCTCAAGCAGAAATTGCAGATCCATACAGCAAAAAATTCCCGCTAATTTCATTGATAAGTGTCGAAAAGTTCATTAACAGTCTGGTTAATCTGAAAATACCATACTTCTTCTTCTCGTTATTTCTACACGAGTCATACAACGATGCTCCATCACAAGTTCACGCACTTTTGCACACACTTTTACAACTAGCAAACAGTTCAAACAAGTATGTCATAAAATATTACAACATTTTAGAAGAACCTCTGCCAGTAAGCAGTGATTTGCAAAAAATAGTATGCCATTTTAGGAAAATGCTCGGCGAGGATAGTAATTGCGACGATAATGATTGGTGGAAGTATAATCTCTGGGGCAAAAGTACTACCAATACCAGTGCAATTGACAGAAAAATGATAGAGAAATTAGCATTACAATATAACATATCGCCGATTTGTGTTCACTACGTTTTAGCATATAACAAAAACCCGTGTCACCTTTCATCAGATACTGTGGAAAAAATAAAATCAGACCTCTCTTCTTCATAATTTTTCTCTCTATAGGGCATTCGTATTCTCCTTTTTCTCTCTTTTCTTCTTTATCGTTTTTGCGTCTATCGTCTCTATCCCCTCTTCTTCCAGATATTTTAGCACTGCGTCACTATCATCTATCACTGTTACCTTATCCTGATCGTATTTTTCCATGAGCTTCCTTATGGCATCCCTCTTAAACTCATGGTCTTTCCTGAAGTCCTTCTCGCCCCTCAGCACGACCTCGGTGGGCTCTATCCCTATCTCTGACAGCTGTTTGAGAGTATCTTCACGTTGTTTTTCCGAACGTCCGCTAACTACTGCTATCGCTTCTGGTTTTTTCTCTTCAATTAACTGTTGGACAAACGTGATAACTTCCCGTTTGGGCTTGTCCATGTTCATGAACCTCGGCGATTGGAAGCATTCCCAAAACATACGTTTATTTCCGTTGGCTAGCTTCTCGCATTCGTTCCACCTGGCAGAAATATCGAAAAGCGTGCCGTCCAAATCTAGGATTAACATCACTTGGCTTCACTCTCTTTTGTTTGTTTTAAACCTAGTATTGCTATTTCTCCATTCTCTTCTTTGAAGTTTACCTCCTTAGCTTTTCCCTGGCGATTATACACGAGCCAAAATACATCTACACCATTTTCGTCTTTTCCCCATTTTAGTTTGCTACATTCCCCATCAAATTTAGTACGAAAGTAGTTTCTCGCTTCTTGGTCGTTTTCTTCTTTTTGTAGTCCGTCTAACGTCTCCGGGTCAAACGGTTCAGTAAATAGGTAGATCTTCCTATTGTTTTTCCCGTCATCAAAAATGAAATATATCCCGAATTTGGAAATGTTAAGGTGCGAATTTATCATTAAGTCGCGATGTATATTTATAAATTCATTATCCACAACAGTAGAAATATTAACAGTGGTATGACCGTCAGTTATGTCTATACATAATAAGTTTGCGTGCGGTAAGCGTGCGTGCGTGGCTTTGTCGGGTCTGAGGTAGAAAGAGACGTATGTTACAGCTATGGTTGGTGTAGTTTCGGGTATGAACCCGTGGACACGCACTGTGAAATACTTATCAATGCTGATTCTCGAGCTTAGCATGGTAAATTCTTCACGCGATACTCTTAAAAAAGTCGAATTAGTTCTCAAACATATGTTTAAGAAACGAGATTCGTTTTGGCTTATTTTTAAACCTTTTTGCGACAAGTTAAACCCATGAAGCCGGAGTGTAAAGTTCTTTTGAAGGCATTCGAAAATCTTTCGTCTATTGAAAGTAAATACTATGAGGAAGATTTTCCTGAAATGCTGTCATTTATGTATCTTTTGGTAAAAGGTTACTGGAGAGTTAATGAGGAGGACGGAGTAATCGAAGAAGTAAAAATACCGCCATTCACGACTATATCCCTGCTAAATACCATGAGAGCAATCACGGCAAGAATTAGGAACGGTACCACAATCGAAGAAATCATAACCGAAAAGGAACTGTGCGGAGATGTTGAGGAGGTATGACAACAAATTCAACCGTAATAAATGCGTTACCCCCATTTTTCTACACCCAAGTCTTTCTTGTTGACGTTGCAGTTGGGTTCATAATCATGACCGTAATTGAGCTGTTTCTGCTAAGAAACAGTAGCTTAACCCATCTGCGACTCGCTCTGCCGTTTCTAACGTTTTCTGTAGGGTTTACTCTAATTTCCCTATATCTTTCTCCGTACATAACGTACAACCCAGTATACACAACACCATTCAATGTCACGTACAGGGTCACGCCTTACAGTACCGACGGTGCTGTGCTTTTATACGTCAGCTTCGCAATCCTTGGACTATCTGCAGTATACTTTATTTACGCGTTTGCGGTCGACGTGTTGCACCTTTCTGGTGGTAGTAAAGATGATGGTTATTTCGTGCCTTAGTTCGTACCTTAGGGGTAATACACATGTCCATGAAAATATCCCTGTTTAAGAAAAAAGCGTTGCCAAGCGTCTATAAGAATTACGACGCACTATTACTTTTGCCCCCAGCCACAGTCAAAACTGATAAAAAAACGAGTATAATAGAAAAAAACGGTGTGCATGTCGCTATAATGTATTCTGAAACCAACGGTATTTCTGTGATGTTGGATTTGCCCATTGATTTCTTAAAACTATACTATAAGATGACTACACAAGTAAACCAGGGGAATCCGAGAGATAGGATGGTCTATTTTGCCATAGTTCACATTTCTTCGCAAGCATATGCAATACAAAGAGCAAAAGTGCAAAAAATGAATGAGAGCACTAAAAGGAAGTTTTTCATTTTCCCCAGGTGGATTTGGCTCAGCCTAGAACGAAATGACGGTGTGACGAATTATTTCGTCATAAACAGAATTGAAGACGATAATCCTGCAAACTTCTCAAAGGAATTTGATACATTCGGTGCCGTTGGGATTACCTTCAATAATTACTTTATTTTCGCTAGTGTGGCGAGGAAGGAGTACGTAGCTTCCATAAATAAACAAATATCCCTCGGTCTGGGGTTTGGGTCATAATGTCTCTCTCATATTTACAATCGCTCGTTGGGAAAAACGTGGTATTATTCAACTATCTACGTAATATATTCAAAAATAGAATATACAAAATAGTTGAAAATGGGAATGAATATACTCTTGAGGTTGATATGGGGATAGCTAGCAGGTTACAGCACAGGATCACGCACCCCGGGATTTACTTTATCACAGACGTAATGATACAAGGTACTAGCTATGTAATTTTTCTAAAAAAACAAGTCGATCTAAAGAAGTTTGCACTGGTAAGCTCGACAACAACTTCTGAATATTACATTTCCTCGTACCGTAAAATACAGTATAAAACCGATGCGGGTGTATTCGACGCTTTAGAATTCGATACGGGAGGGTTTAAGCACCTTACGTTTAACTATAATAACTGTATTATAGCGAAAGTGAAAAGGGCTGGTCATAAGCGTATTGCGGTATGCTTAGGTGATAGTGTCGTTATACAAGATATAAACAATGTTTCGTGCAGTTGTGAGTGGTTTACGGTTGAATGAGGTGGTGGATAACGGTATATACTAAAAAAGACGAAGTCCCTTCTGCCGAGCAGTTTCAATTCATCGTGTATAAAGAGGTATGTATGGGGAACAGTAGTATGGTGTATCCTACTTTAGCTATAGAGAGGCTGAACACTGTAATGCTTACCTATTACAGCGATGAGATAGAAGAATTGTGGAGGGAATTAGTCCTAAAAAAATATGAGAATGCCACATCTGAGGACGAGCTAAGGCAGATATTGAAAATCGGTTGTGATATAATGTTCATCGTAATGAATGCATCTGGTGACGATGTTACGCCGTTGGTATCGAAGATACTAAATAGCACAAGAAAAAAACATCTGTTTTATGTCAACGAGGAAGGACTTGTCTCTGAAAGTACCTATCTCATAGGCGTACTAACAAAATTCGTTAATCCCAACGGGTTTGATGTACTCACTGTGTTGAGCATATTGAAAGACGTACAAATAAGGACGGCTACTATGATTAGCAGTATTAAAGGCACGTCGCTGTATCAGACACTTGTCAGCGAATTAGCCATAGATGAAAATACTATCGAGAAGAGATGCACGGCAAAGTACTATAGAGAATGCGTAACAGAGAAGAAAACACAATTATTGAAAGCATTGCAGTTTATCAGGATGAATATAAATATTCCGCGTTAGAGCGACAAGGGTTTTCAGTTCCAAAAGAAATTTGCGGACGAAAGATAAAATAATACAAACAGCTGTTTCAAGACTTTATCCTTCCCTTTATCGCCCTCCATCACGCTACTCATTGCCTAACTGGTTAGGCAGAAAGCTTAAAATACTGATGTTTGGCATAAAAATGTACTGATCAAAAATGCCAAAAGTAAAAGTTAGGTTTGAGGGGTGTGGAAAATGAGAATAGATATTACAAAAAGTGGCGGTACTTCAATTTCGTTGTACCCGTTAGATGAATATCTCTCTTATGTTCTTTTTGATGACCTGTTTTTAAGACGAGACATTATACCTACCAAAGAACTATCAGACAAGCACGACGGATCGTTAACATTAGTTAACTATAAGCCTATGGCAACATTTAGTTTTGAGAACTCGCCAGGGTATATGCCATTTATAATTGAAGTACGTGCTCAGTCTGAGGGAGATTCCACCTCCATCGAAAACCCAGCGGGCATAGAAGTGAGTTATGGAGAAAAAACTATACACCTCAATTTAGGTAATCTCAGCAGGGTAATTAAAGCATATGATTTTGAGATTTATAAGAGGACTGTCTATGTTAGTGTAATACAAGGTGCTACAGTTAAAGATTTTATTTTTGATGTGATCATACTAGCATACAGTGGAGGATCATACGGAGGAGCCATTGACACTGAGTTCACAAATAGGTGGGAATTCGCTGAGAAAAAAATAAAACCATTAATTCAAACGTTAGAATCCGCTATTCCTACAATCCGAGAAGGTTTTAGGATCGAATATAAGTTTTACTATTCTCGCTATAGTGACATACTCCTATACCCATACATTTTCCTCTTCCCTAAGGGAATTGTAAATGAAATCTCGGATTTCTTGTTATCTCTATATCAACAAACTTATGGCATCATTACAAAACTGCCACCAGAATTTACACCTAACGAAAACGTACAATCCCCTGAGTTGCAAAAATTCCTTGAAAAGTTACCGCTCGATCTTATTGCAGAAGCGGTTATAGGCACATACGGTTCTTCTCCTGCGATACTTTTACCGAAAGGAGACTATTCTCAATACCTCACAGGCAATGAACGTATAATCAACCTCGAAAATAGTGATGTGATAGTCTTCGGTAATCCTCGAGCTCAAGAACAACAGACTCCCGCTCCTCAACAATAGAATGTAGGACAGAATAAGAAGGAGTTAAGGGCGGAAAGCCTCGCCATGGGATGGACAGCCCCTTATAGAAAGTTTCGATACCGCTTTGCTTTCTTTTTCTTTATAATTCTTTCATCTAAATAAATATTCTCATAGAAATGGCGAACTATAATATAATCTCCTTCTTGTATCTTTTCCTTATATACTATATAAATTGATTTACTATGCTCTTCTGCTCTTATCTTATAAATTCTATAATTCATTAGGAAGAGAATAGGATTAAAGAATAAAATTTTGTTATTCTTAAATAATCCAAATATGAAGAATAAAACTATAATAAACACAATCAGTCCGATTAATGTGGCTGGAAAAACAGATAGTAACGCTAACACGTAAGTAGTCATTGTTATATTAGCGTAGTTTACACTCAGGTCTTCTATTCCAGTCACGTGATAAGTTCTCGGGCTTTCTTTGTCTTCCTCTGTCGTTATCAAGTAATAATAACCGTAATTCGAAATTATTAAAAGAGCTGATAGTATCATGTAGGGTATTAAAAGTAGGGGTATGCTAAAGGAATATATTCTAATATAAAATATAAAGAAATATTTAGAATAGGTAATCATTAGTATTATAAATACTAATGTATATTCGCTCAAGAACAATCGCAGTGAATTAAATATATGTGTACTCATGGACTGACTTACATTTATATTGTAATACAAACTAAATAAAACTTGTTTTATTGAGGGAACCAACGCCCTCCCTGGGCGAGAAGAAAGTCGGTTAGGTGCTCTTTAACAAACAATAAAGGAGAAATTAAACCACAAACAGAACCCTTATTAAATATTAAAACATATGTTTTTGCATGGAACGTATCGAAGTAGAACTCGATGATCCTGAAATTTCAAAATATATTCAAAAATTAGGTGCAAATAACGTATATCTTGTTGGTGGCACTGTCAGGGACATCCTGACTGGCAAGAAGCCTAAGGATTTAGATTTTGTAGTCACCGATTTCGATAAAGCGTTAAAGTTGGCAGAAGAGATGAACTTACCTATTCATGAAGACGGCATAGATTTCGGAGTCCTTAGGATAGGAGATAAGTATGATTTTGCTTCATTGAGGAAGGAGCGATACGACACTGTTAGTAAACCTACCGTTGAGCTCGGTGCTTCTTTAGAAGAAGATGCGAGAAGGAGGGATTTTACAATTAATGACCTCTATGGCAAGATAGTAGGTATTCACGGAAATAAATTGGTAATGGAGATCCTTGATTTCAACAACGGTTTGGAGGATCTACGTAATCATGTGTTAAGGTTTGTAGGAAACCCACAGGAGAGAATAGACGAGGATCCGCTTAGGATACTAAGGGGAATAAGGTTTAACCTTTACGGCTATAAAATGTCCCCAGACCAACTAGAAATAATGAAGAAGAACGTTGATAAGCTGGGTGGATTACCTATAGAGAGGATCAGTGATGAGATACTAAAAATACTAAAGGTTAACCCTGCGGAGGGGTTTAAACTACTCGACGAGTTCGGTCTATTAAAATATCTCTATGAAGAACATTACGATGCATTAAAGAATACCTATCATGATAATAGGGGTGCACACCACGGCGAGAATGTTATAGAGCACACATATGAGACGTTAAAGAGGCTTAGACGCCCAGATATTGAAACGTTATTAGCAGTAATTTATCACGATGTAGGCAAACCTTATACTAGGAGCGAAAAAAACGGGAAGATAATGTTCATAGGTCATGCTAACGAGAGTGCAGAAATTGCAAAGGAATTAATGAAGAACCTAAAGTTACCTAACAACCTGATAAAGGACGTTTCTAACCTAATAGAAATGCATATGGACTTTAATTTAGCACAGAATAACGAGAAGAACCAGGCACAATTAATTACTAAGTTAATGTCATTGTATTCTTGGAACCCTGAGAAAGCAAGAGAGATATATAATAAACTAATAGAGCTATCTCACGCGGATACTGCAAGCGAGAATATACTTAACATGTCCGACAAGATAAAAGAGCCGATTGTAACTGGAGAAGAAATAATGAATACTTTTGGTGTGAGCGGAAGCATATTGAAGCATTTGAAGGAGAGGGCATATACTCTACAACTCCAAGGATATGATAAAGGCGAGATACTGAAGACGTTGAAGGGTGATAACAAATTAAACGAGTTTAAGAAGGTGTTAGAAAATTGGAGCTGAAAATCCTTAATAGGAAAGGTACCTCATTATTGAGGTTTCATGAATTTGCACTCGACCTATTGAGGGGTATTAGGGAGGGATGTTAGGGAGAGGAAATGAGGTATTCCAAAAGGGATACAAATATTACGTATTCCGTTGCATTCGCCTATATATGCATTTATCTCTTTATTCATATCGCAGTTCTCTTTTGAAAGCTTATGGAACACTCTTCCGTTTCCGTCTAAAATCCTGTATTTATTCCCCTCTTTAACCACAATTATCCGATCCTCTGCTAGCTTGCCCCTTCTCTTACCGTAATTCTCTCCATCTTCACAAAGTTTCCTCTTTATTTCTTCATTTTTCACGATCTCTTCAATATTCTTGTATTTATACCCTGGAAAACCTTGTATTTCAGTTGAGATTATAAGATCCTTTAACTTAACGCTACCTTCTTCCCACGTACAAGATTCGGCAGTTATTTCTTTTGCTATGAACTTCCTCTTAAACATTAAACTAAGCCCGTAAAATAAATCATAAATCTCCTTACAGTCCTCTTCTATTCCTTTCTTATGCTCACGGCACTTTTTGACTAGCCCATCTATATTAATTATATCAGGGGTTTTATCGCGAGTTAACGATGCTAATTCGTGCAATATATAACTTTTTACAACCTCTAATCGCGACTCTTGAGTTAAATGCTCAGGATATTTTGTTATCATACATTACCTTTTTGATGTTTTTGTTTAAAAAGAAAAGGTGTTTATCCATCAACAATAAACCTCAAACAGCTGTTTATGAGAGCGGAATAGGATCTGACTTGCTTGAGCTTGCCTTACCAACAGTCAGCTTTATTTGCCGTAGTTCTAAGGGTATAATATGATTACCCAAAAAGAAATGGTTTCGGCAATTTATAATTGTGTTAAGAAACGTGAAAAACATCTTATTGAGGAAAAGTCTTTCTTAATTTCCCTCTCTGTAGGAATCCCTGCAGACGACTTTTATGAAGTCGATGAACATCTTACTTATCGCGGTTTGGCAAACGATTACGTTGCTTACTGCGAAAATTATTTGCCTATATTAGATAAATACGACAAGAAAACGATTTTAGAGGCTTCCCTGTACATGTTTAACCTAATAAGGAGAGGAGTGCGTGGTAAATTAAACGAAAAAGCCTCAAAATTGCTCTCGGAACTTAATCTATTCCAAGGCTATTCTTAATTTCTTTAATAACCTCTTCTTTCTTTCTTCAATTTACTGTTCCCAATGACGAAACGAACGGCAAGCCTCGTCTCAGTCCTTAACGAGGTTTTAATTTAGTACTGACGAAACTAGAAGAAGGAGAGAAAAAGAGGGAAAAAGTACGAAATGCTATATAGGAGAAAAAGTACGAAATAAGGGAAAAAAGATAACGGTAATTCGAACTGAACTGCGGGGAGGAGGTTAGAATCACCGAGAAGATTACAGTATTCTTTGCGTATATAACTATAGTATTATCGTATATGGACGATTTTACTTCTCCACCATCATGTACCACTATTATGCTTCCATTTATTGGGTAGTATAATGTCTGTTCTATCAGTGCTGTTCCATTTATTGTGATTTTTCCTTTTTGCACTGTTACATTCCCGTTGTATAGTATCTGCCAACCGTATTCCGATACCCCATACGATGAGTTGTATATTACAGTAAAATAAGCATTTATGATCGGATATATCGTCCCTGCAGGGGCGAATCCGCTTATAGATAAGACAGCAGTTTGAGTGTTATATAAATATAATGTAATTACATAGGGAGAGTCTTGCGGAATAGCAACAGTAGGATCTGGTGCTGTAACGTTTACTATAACATATTCGTGCGGTTTTATGATTATTATGGTTGGGTACCAACGATGGCTATTAATTATAGGCACCAATACATATGTTTTATTGGTAGGGTTTTGTATGCATATCGTTATCACGTTGTACTTATTTATTTCTCCTACGTCGTAAAAATCCAATACCTTTGCATGCAATTGCGGGTGATAGAAAAAAATAGAAAACGTGAAAAGAGATGGTATTATAACTGCTAACATTAGTACGATTTCAAACTTTTCCATCTTGCACCATCCATTCAGCATACTGTAACGCAAAATAAAATGTAAAATACCCCAAATCTCTAAAAGAGAATATCCATATTAACGCGGGAAGACCCCAAGCTAATTCTTTCTTATTATTATATAATAGGATTAATGCGAAAAGAGGCATCTCAAGCACGGTGTACACGAACGAGGGTATAGGTAACCCGAATGCGGTAAGAAATGAAAACGAAATGCCCTGATGTGCAACCGGTTGTGTAATAGTTATAACGGACGCAAGATATTGCTTTGAAATGAAGGGTATTGATGAGAGCAGTAACGGTAACGTGAATTCTGTTATCTTTCTAAGTTTTTGCTTTTCAAATTTAATTAGAAGAATAGCTATCAATATTGCAAACTGCTTTACGTCTGCAGAGATTCCCAGGAGCAGGTATCTGAATCTCTCATTAAATATTGCAAGAAACGCAATAGAATATGCGAAAAGGTTCAGTTCTTGCCCTGTCGCAAAATCGTACGAAAGTGCAGGAAATAGGAAAAAAGATGCGATGAAAACGTTTTCGCGTCTTTTGATGAAGGAATAGGTAAAAGCTAAAACAGCTGTTATTACGTCTACTGTTTCAAGGTTATGCAGAATTGCAACACTGATGAACGATAATGGAGGGTAAATATAGACGGACGGTAAAAATGAGTTTGACGTAGTGCCGGTCACAACGTTATACGGAACGTGATATATGGAAAACGCTTTAGCCATTGAGTAAAGGTACGGATTTTTTCCGTCTAGGAATAAGTGTGACGCATATAATATTATTGCTTCTTCATCCGTCAGGATAGGTAATCCCGTCATGATGTTCACTACAGCTGTAATAGTTGCAATAGCAAAAGCCGAAACAATGAGTATTCTTTGCCTTACGAAGATAGAGAGCATACCTAGAGCAACAACGAGAAATGCCGTAGGCAATAAATACGGTTTTCCGTCACCTAAAAACGCTGTTCCTATGCTGATTAAACCTAGCCCTGCCAAAAACCATGATATATTATCTTTCAATTTTTGTTCCATAACCGACTCCTGCTACAATCTGTCGGTACTTATCGGAGTAATACCTAACGTCTGTGCTATTTCGAGTGGAGATAACATTTCCACTCTCATTTTCGATGTGCTTACTCCTGCAACTTCCATGATACTCCTTTCAAACGCTAACAAAAGTAACACTACTAGTTTATGTGCATCATTAAGCTTAGCTATTATATCATCATAATTTGCATCGATTGATATCAAACTATGAAGCTCTGAAAACTTTTCAGACAATTCGTCAATGGAAAGACTTGAAAACCTATCAGTCAAAATCGATAATAAAATCTGGAAATTATCATCTACGTTAAATGGAGTGCCGTAGAACTGGAGAGACCCGCTCTTAAGATCTTTTGTTAAAATCAAGACGTAATTGTTTAGGATTTCTTGCACAGTTGTTATTTTGATGGCTTCTTTTTGGGTCACCTGCCTTGTCGGTATGATAGCTTTTTCCCTGATTGCTTGCCTGACCAGGTTTGGGTCAACTTTTACAATGTTTCTCTTCCCAAGTGGCGATAATTGAGGTTGTTGTTGGGTTTGTTGTATTTGTTGAAACAGTTGTGGTGGTGCAGGCGTTGTCGTGCTTGGTATTTCATAAGTGGGTTCTTGTTGCTGTTGTTGTTTTTTAGTATTGGAGTTATTGGAGTTATTTAGGCTCATACTACTTTCTTGTCCCGGAAGACGTTTAAAAAGTGGGTTTTGACGTTCAAACAGGTGTTTGAGGAAACTTTTTAAGTTTCCTACACCAGATGTTTTTTATGCAAATACAAGAACAACAGGGACAGAACAGTGAGAATTTGTCGTCTTCTGCCGATGTCTCTACTATTGCTAGGCGTTTGAAGGACGAGTTAGATAAATATGTTGTCGGAAATGAAGACGTCAAAACGGCTGTGATAACAGGACTTTTGACGGGATTTCCTACACTGCTCATCGGAGACCCAGGTACTGCAAAAACGTATACCATCGAAATCCTCTCGAAAATGATCGATGGGGTTAAACCAGAAGAGCTTTTCATAGTACTCGCTCATGAGGCAATGACACCAGAAGACATTTTTGGAAATACAAACCTCAAAAAATTGAGAGAAGAAGGAGTACTAGAATACATTACTGAAGGCTTCTTGCCTTCTGCTAAGCTGGTTTTCATAGATGAGATTTTCAAGGGCAACAAAGTCCTTGCCGAATCGTTGTTTAGAGCGATCAATGAAAAGAAGTTCAGAAATGGAAGTAAAGAGATCTCGTTACCGTGGCTAGCGTTCTTTTCTGCCTCAAACGAGGTGAGGGTAAATACACAAGCGGACAGAGCATTCCTAGATAGGTTCAAGATATTTGCTACCGTTCTTTCGCCTGACTTGGAAGATGTGCAAAACCTAAGCTCAATTGCAGAACGGTATCATAAAGTTCTTACAGCAACTAAGCCGAGTTCCATCCCAACTGTAACGAGTTATGACGAAGTTAAAAAAATACAGGAGAAAATTCTTTCAGATTACACCAAATACACAACACAAGATATTGTGCTCGAAGCGGTGAAGCAGGGTAATCTCATCCTAGGTGCAATAGCACAGGCTTTGCAAAATCCAAGAGCGTTTAGCGATTCCGGAATTGTCAGGTCATACTTCAGATCGATGGGCGGATATTTGACAATCAGCGAGAGAAAATTCAAAAGTATAATGCAAGTCGCTAACGCGTTACGTGACATGTTCGGCAATTCAACAATTACACCAGTGCATACTGCATTAGCATTCTATCTTACAATTCCATTCACACCCGACCTAAAGAATATAGTATCTTCTCTAGTCCCGACATTGATCAAATCATATTTCGATACAAGTGGGTCGAAGAATAATTCCTCTATTGATATTTATAGCTTGATAAATAGCATTTCTAAAACGGCAGAGAAAATATTGAGGAACAAAAACCTAAATGACTTGTTAGTCAAAACGTCGACATACGCTGTAGATGTTATCGCTAAAGCATTTCCAGCGACATCGCCCGAGTTAGCACGATATAAAGCAGATCTCGTTAAGAAATTTTCTGCGGTAACGAATAATAGTGATGACACACAACAGAAGCTGACTAATTTTAAGGAAGCTGTAGGTATCCTGGTCGATATTGAAACCAAGTATGCCAGTAATATTAAAATCAGGACTTTAGTAGAGAAACTACTTGAAAATATTGTATCTACTGTCTCCAAGCAGATAGATGTAAATCGTATAACGTCTGATGCGATGGACGAGCTTCAGAAAGCTTATGAAAAGATAAAAGCCGAAATTGAAAGTAAATATAACGAACTAATGAAACTAGGAGGGAGCGACGAGAACAGCAAACTCATCGCCGGGATACAAAAATTCTTCCCGCAATTTTCGGACGCATTACCAAAAGGAGTGGTAGACCAAGAGCAGAAAGAAGTAATAATGGAGCAAGTTGACACTGCTGTAAGGCGGGCGAAGATTAAGATATTAGAGTTCACAAACGCACTAGAAAAAACTAAGAATGAACTTTTACAATTGACACAAGGGAAGTGAGTATCTTATGCAAAGCTTCTTTCATGATAACGAAGATGATGAGAGACAACTGACTGAACTAACAAACACTATTTTTGAAACAGTGGTAAATGAACTTGGACATTTGTCTGATTATCTTTCACTTACACCAGACGTTATGGATAGTTTAAGAGATACTGTATATAAACTTGTCAAGATAGCATCGCAACAAAACAAACTTCTTTTGCAATTCCCAGCAGTCCTCGCTTATTTCGTTTATAATTTTTTAAAAAATATCGATTTAGATAGGATAAAAGACATAAACGAAAAATTAGACAATATTCAGCGTCTGATACAACGTAAAAACTTGCAGGGTTTATCATTCAGCACTATCAAACAGCTGTTACAACAAGAATTGCAGGAGAAAAAATTCAGACGCAACAGACCCAATAAAGCAGAAAAACAAAAAGAAGAGCAGAAACAAAGCGGAAAAGAAGAAAAACAACAAGAACAGCAGAAGCAAGGTGGAAAAAGATCCAACAAAGTAGAAAAACAACAACAAGAAGGAGAAAAACAAGAAGAGGGAAAAGAAGGGCAGGAAAGTGAAAGCGAAGAGAGCCAAGGACAACAAGGACAGGAATCGGGAGAAGAAAGCCAGGAGGGTAACGAGCAGGAAAGCGGTGAGGAACAGGGGCAACAAGAAGGTGGAGAAGGAAACCAAGGAGAAGAAACACAACAAGAAGGACAAGAAGGAGGACAGCAAAGTGAAAGCGAAGGCAACCAAGAGGAGGGAGAAGAAGGGGAGTCACAAGAAGGTGGAGAAGGAGAACAGGGAAACGGAGAAGAGGGCGAGGAACGGGGAAACGAAAACCAAGGGGAACACGGACAGGAATCAGGAGGAGAAGAAGGGCAACAAAGCAAAAACGAAGGAGAACAGCAAAGTGGAGAAGAAGGAAACGAAGGAGAACGTGGCAATGCCCAAGAAGGACAGGAATCAGAAGGTGAAAGCGGGAATGAAGAAAGTCAAAGTGGAGAAGAAGGTGGAGAACAACAACAAGGGCAGGAATCAGAAGTGGAAAGTGAAAACGAAGGAAACGAAGGTCAAAATAGTGAGGGACAAGAAGGTCAAAACGGTGAACAAGGAGGAGGACAGGGAAACGAAAACGAAGAGAATCAAAGCGGAGAAGAAAGCGGAGAAGGTCAAAATGGCGAACAAGGAGAAGGAAGCGGAATGAACCAGGAGGGTAACGAGCAGGAAAATGAGGGACAAAGCGGAAATGAAGGGAATGAGGGAGAACAACAAGGAGAAGGGAGTCAAAGTGGAGAAGAAGGTGAGGGACAGGAATCAGGAGAAGGGCAGGAAAGTGAAAGCGAGGGGAGCCAAAATGGGGAAGGAGAAACCCAAGAAGGTGAAGGAGGAGGACAGCAAAGTGGAGAAGAAGGCAACCAAGGTCAAAGTGGAGAAGAAGGAGGACAGGAATCAGGAGGAGAAGAAGGGCAACAAAGTGAAAACGAAGATATTATAGAAGACCTCGAAAATAACATAGATGAAGAATCAAAGATTTTAGACGGATTGCAAGAAAGCCTTCAAGAGTCCTTAACAGCTTTATCTATTGGGAAAGGCTCAGGAGGAGGAGTATTAAAGGATATCAATCCTAGAGTTTTAGAATTATTAGAGAGTGCTAACAGGCTTTTGGCTTTGGCTAACCAAGTTGATTTACAGTACGCTAACAGAGGCGTTAAAGATCAGGGAGGGGTGATGAGGGGGATAACAACTGGAAATAATGTCAAACATATGTTTAAGAGTCAACTAGTTTTACCGGATGAGATTTTCCTCGAACGGTATACTAACAGAGCCTTACTGCAAAGGGCGGTAGAAAATGAGGGCGTTGGGGACTTATATTTCATGATAGATAAAAGCGGGTCTATGGGGAATTTTATGCCGAACGGGTATACTGCGTTTGAAAATGTTTCGGCTGTAGCCTTAGCTTCTGCTATGGAGGCAGAAAAGAACAGTAAGAAGGTGTTTGTACAATACTTCGATTCTTCGTCAACCGAGCCTATAGATGTTAACAACGTTTTCGAAGTAGCTCAGACCCAACCCGGAGGAGGAACGGACATGATGGTTGCATTACAAGACTTCATGGAATATTATAATAACTATCCCGGGTTAAAGGACGTAAGACAGATCTTCATACTATCTGATTTTGAGACGAACTATGATACTACGCTTTATTATTTCAAGAACTTTGCAAGAAATAATGGCTTAGTAGTTACGTGCATACATGTATATAATGATGAAGTGCCTGCTCGTATGCAAACCATAATAGACGAAATCTGTGATGAATATTATAAATTTAATAATTATGATGCAGGCGAATTATTTTCAGCCGTGTATTCAAAGATTTAGCTCTTTTTTAACCTCATGACTCCAAGTTAGAATTATGAAATATTATGAAGTTAGTACGAGGGTGTATTTACCGGAGCCTATAGCACAATATTTCGTAAACTGTTTTTTCCTAAAATTGCCGAACAAGTATTACGAGGTTAGTAATGTAATAACATATAGAGATGAGGAGAACAAGGTAAGCGTCAACGTGCCGGCAGACCAAGTCAGAGGCATTACAGACGCATTATTGGCATCTGCGTTAGATTTTTATATGGCTCTCGCCGTTTGCACCGACAACAGTCTTTCGCTATACCGCATGATAAAAAAGGCGAGAGCGAAAGTAAAGGAAACGCTAAAAATAGATAATATAAACCTCGACCCTGAGTTTCCAATTTGTTTAAAGGGTGGTAAATAATGCAACCTGAACTTACACCGTCTGATATGATTGCATTAATATCCGAAGCTTTAGGGGAAAAAGATGAGGATGGCGACCCGGAGACCTTGATAAAACTATTACTACGCGATGATTTGCCTAAACAAACGAGGTTAATTATTCTTAACTGTATCGTGAAAAACTGCGGGTTGCAGAAAAGTTTATCCATATTAGATCCCTTCGTTCCAATAGACGACATACAATCATTAGAGGCATTGAAAATCGAAGGGACGAAAATACTTGTATGCATTAATTACACAAAAGTTAGAGATTGTTATTTGATAATTTTAGCGAATAGACAGTTCCATATAAAAAGAGTAACTAATCCTAACGAATTATTACAGAAGATGAAGCAACAACAAGGAGGAGGAAAGAGACAAAACAAGGATCTTATTTTAAGTAAGCTCGGCGGTGAGGATCTCTGACGGCTTCCCGCACTAAAGGGCGAGTCTTCATAAGACGGGGTGAGGATCTCTGATATGCGAAGTCGTTGCCAGTTCGTTCAAGCCACGCGACGGTGACGTTGTGAACGCTGACATATCAAACATACGTTTTGCATACCCACCAAACTGTATCTTCTCGTCTCAGTACACTCAATTCATTCATGTTGATCATCCTTTGCCGAAGATAAGCCGACTAAGGTTTAAGAGAGAGAATGGGGAAGAAGTGAAGGATGACAATTACGTAGTAATAGATATTGGAGACGACTTCTTAGTTTTACCAATAGAAGTTTGGAATAAACTGAAGGAGCTTATATCGACTTATTTGAGTGAAGGAACTTTGCACGGAGGCATCCTATTGTACGGCGTCCCCGGCACCGGTAAATCATACATTGCTACTAAATTACTTACAAGGATTCTGGGGTTGAAAGCAATTGTTAAGCAACCTACCGATTTCTTGACGAAATACGTCGGTGAACCTTATCAATTACTAAACGATTTCATAAATAAACAACTATTTTCCAACAAACCTTCCGTCATAGTTTTTGACGAGGGAGAAAGGTTTTTACTAAAAAGAGGTGGAGGCGGTGAAGCTGAAAAATTGGTAGAGGACAATATGAAGAATATATTATTAGAAAAATTGCAGGAATTTGCGGATTCGCAATATCCTTCGATTCTTGCATTAACTACTAACGCTTCAATAAACGATATGGACGACGCAATGCTGAGGAGGTTTCCCTGGAAAATTTATTTTCCTCCTTATTCGCATACCGTTTACGAGTACATAGCCAGGAAGATAACTACACAAAGAACTTTCAAAATTGAGGACAAGGAATATGATGTACAGAAACTATCGTTTTATGCATCTGCTACAGGCATTTCTGTAGCTGAGTTCAGGACTATAATACAGACTGGGACTACCTCTTTTCTCAGGTCAAAAAGTAACTTCCCGAGGAGACTTGTGCCATTCGAATTACAAGATAAGGAAAGTATTTTAGATATAACGAAATTGCCCCAACTCAGGCGTTTTGATATCAAAAATAAGAACGTAAAAATGTTATGCGAAGGAGCATTATACACCATGACTGCAGTAGTAACAAGCTATTTTCTTACGAGTGAGAATAGACCCGTTTACCTTATAGATTTACAAGAGTCCACTTCCTTGAGGTATGGAAGCGACGATATCATAACGTTACTCAAGCAGGAAAACAAACCGGTCGGTATAATTCACATGCATGGCAACCTCAACATCAACAAACAGCTGTTAATAGAGCGTCTACTGGAAGAGGATAACGTTAGTTTTGTGGTAATAACGAGTTTTGATAGTTCATTATTACAAGTACAAACATTGAAGCTTCTACCTAGGATTGATATAACACAATTACCTGCAACTGACACAGACATTTTGAAAAAAATATTGTACACGGTAAACACATTTTACGGGCTGAAGTTGGACATGCAAAAAACGATGAATGAACTACATAGAGAAATGGATTTTAGAAAAGCTATGGATGTGTTGGAGAAAATGATCGCCATGACAATCTAAAAGGGGGATCGAGGTTGCTCTGAAAAGCAGGAAATCCTCACCGCGAGGTGGGGATGCCCCGTCCGTAAGGACGGGATAGTTCATGCATTACCCAATACCTCAGGGAAAGTAGGTATACCGTCCTTCACGTATTTTATCATCATATCCGCTACATCCCACCACATGTATTTAGGTCTTATAGGTACCTCACTAACGTCGCAAGTCATGCCTTCGGCGTCGAGGGGTCTATATAAATCCGGGTCTATCTCATAAGTACCACCTACTTTCTCCATTACGTACTTCAAAAAGTCTTCCACACTCGCTATAACACCAGTGCAGAGGATATACCTTTTCGGCTCCTCTCCTTCCATAACTTTATTGAATATCTTCACATATTCTCCCGCGTATCCCCAATCTTTTTCAGCCTTGATATTACCTAATTTCACATGCTCCTTTTCCACTAAGTTCTTAACTATTTTCATGGTCACAAACTCTTCGCCCCTCAACTCGCTCTCGTGATTAAACGTTACAAAATCATAAACCTTAAGCCCCCATACTTTACGGTAATAAGTAGCGATATACATTAATGAAACTTTACTTATTGCGTAAGGTGTAACGGGAGCCAGCGGTGTAGAAAGGGTTTGAGGGCGTTCCAACGGGTGACCGAATACCTCACTCGAAGCAGGTAAAAATACTTTAGTCTCAGGCGTATGTTTCCTAACAGCCTCCAATATAGCATAAGCCGAAAGCTCGTTCACCTGAGCCGTATAGATGGGGTTATTATAGCTATACGGAACGAAGCTCATAGCACCATAATGATATATCATGTCGGGCTTTAGCTCACGTACTATGTCGAAGACGTTTTCATATTCTGTAAGGTCAGCATAGACAAATTTAGGAGATACACCAAGAATTTCAATGACAGTCCGCATCTGGTTAGTCAACCCGTCTGCTCTATGCCTGGTTAATACATATAACTCATCTCCCTTCTTTATATGAAGGAAGGTAGAAAGACTTGAGTCCTGACCCGCACCTGTAATTAAAACCTTCATAAGATCATCTTCATGTAAAGATATATAAGCCTTGAGTTAAGAGTACTCTCTACTCTAGAGTACCCAAAAAATTATAAATTTAGGGGTTCCAAGGGGGCGTAAGATTCCGACTGACCAATTCTAGGGGAGGAAGCCAGCTAAATAACTTTTTAAACAGCTGTTTGAGAGGTATATATAATGAGTGAAAATAATCGTAATAAGCGTCTTTCTTCATTCGAGACGTATGCAGAAGCTATAGCGAAAATACTAAACTTAATATATACACTTGACCAACTTTCGCAATATTATGACCTTAACCAACTCTCTACACAGTACCTTAACCAGCCATTTACTCCTATTTCACCTAAAAAACTTGTAAATTATTTTGGTGTTCAGTACAACAAAATACCAAGCCTAGTTCAGCAAACACAATACAATCCTGTGGCATTGGTAACGAAGGCAAATCAAATTGCCCAGCAAATTGAACCAGATGTAATAAATTCCCTTGCGTCAATGTACGGCGTCGAACCAAGTATAGTTAGATCGTTACAAGTATATTTGCAGTTGGCACAGGTTTTACCAAAGGTAGTGAGTAGCCAGACCGTTCAAGTCACCAATAATCAACAATATACTGCGTCGCCCTACGTGATGGAAAACTACTGAACTAACCTACCTCGAGGCTTTCTGCCCCCTTAACCCCCCAGAAAGTTAAAAATCGTTATAATATCAAGAATCTATTGATGTCGAGATTCTTGGTGTCAAGATTGCTGAAATTTGCCGTGGTCGGGGGGCTAGGCACGTTCGTGAATGAACTAGTATTTTTATCTACTACTAAGCTTTTATCCATATCGATATCATTAGCATTAGCAATAGAGCTTTCAATAATATTTAATTTTATACTAAATGATATTTGGACTTTTAAGGATAAAAGAGTAGGAAGTTTTATTAAGAGACTACTTAAATTTCATATGTCGTCAGCTAGTGGAGGAATTATTCAGTATATTGTGGTAATTTCCATTATTGTAATCATGTTTCATTTTAGTAATGCTTCGGAAATAGTGGCAATATTGTTTTTTACGTCTTATTTAAAACTTCAGTCTTTAGTACTTGGCATAATCAATTTCATAGGAATAATTTCTGGGTTCATCGTAAGATTTATAACAAGTATAAAGTTGGTATGGACGTGAACTACCACGCCCTCACGGAGGGGGACTTTCGCCCCCTCAACCCCCAGAAATTTAAACATGTAAAACATATGTTTTTATGATGGTTTTAATGGTGAGAGTTAACAGAGTGAGAGTTAACAGAAAGACCATATTTCTAATCCTGCTATACTTATTTTTCTTTATCTTACCGTTTTTCCTGTTAACAGCAAAAGCTAGTCTTATCCAACAAGAAGTACCTATCTCAGTTAATGTAAACGCAAACATTTCGCAAGGGCTAATTTACATTGCTCCACTCCCACAACAAACCCAAGTGTTCGGTCAAAATTACTACGTATCAAACTCCTTGGGTTATTATGAATATTCATATTTGTTCTCAGCAACACCACCACTGCTGGTATGGTACGAGCCAGCTCCTTCATCACAAACTTATTATTTCGTTTACGGGGGAAATACTCAAGCTAGTGCCGTAACGACGGGCGTGTTTAGTTTTTACACTCAGTTCTATTATCTCAACACATCTATCTTCAATGTATCAGGTGTTTCGTTACTGGGTGGGTCATTGGTACTAAACGGGCAAAATAGCCTTGTAACGTTCACAACGACTGCGTTGCGTTATACATCTGCAGTTATGCTTTACACCTTTCAGTCTTCAG